ACTTGGACATGAGTGCGCTTTAGTACGCTTATTCGCGCGCACGCACTCACAGGACCTCATTCATGAGCCAAAACATGTCCATGCGCGCTTATGCCCGCTACCGTGGAATTTCCGAAGGCGCTGTGCGTAAAGCCATCAACTCAGGGCGCATCACGGCCAATGCCGATGGCTCCATTGATGTGGACCGTGCCAACGATGAGTGGCGACGCAACACCGATGCCTCTCAACAGCGCGGCGAACAACGCCCCGTACCTAATGAAGCGATTGCCAGTGTTCGGGAGGCGTTAGGGGATTCATCTGGGGCGCAATCATCTGCGTCGGGCGGTACCACCTTGCTGCAAGCCCGAACAGCTAACGAGGTGCTCAAAGCGCAAACCAACAAGGTGCGCTTAGCGCGCCTCAAGGGCGACTTAGTGGACCGAGCGCAGGCGGTGACCCATGTCTACAAATTAGCGCGCACACAGCGCGATGCATGGCTGAACTGGCCCGCTCGTGTCTCTGCACAGTTAGCGTCTGACTTGAACGTCGATGCTCACCAAATGCACCAAGCTTTAGAAAAAGCGGTGCGTGAGCATCTGCACGATCTAGGAGAGATGGCGGTGCGAATCGATTGAGGAACACGGATGTGTTTGAGCATTACGATGGATTTGAAGACATCGCTGAGGCGTGGCGCGAGGGACTCACTCCCGACCCATTACTGAGCGTTTCTGAATGGGCTGACCAATACCGCTTCTTGTCGGGGAAATCTGCCTCTGAGCCTGGCCGCTGGCGCACAAGCCGCACACCTTATCTGAAAGAGATCATGGACTGCCTATCGCCCAGCTCCCCTGTGGAGCGGGTGGTGTTCATGAAGGGTGCTCAAGTAGGCGGTACCGAGTGCGGTAACAACTGGATTGGCTATGTGATTCACATGGCACCAGGCCCCATGATGGCCGTGGCCCCCACGGTGGAGATGGCCAAACGAAACTCCAAGCAGCGCATTGACCCGCTGATTGAAGAGAGCAAAATACTATCGACTCTCATTTCACCTGCGCGCACCCGTGACTCAGGCAACACCATCCTGACCAAAGAGTTCCGAGGCGGGGTGTTGGTCCTCACGGGTGCCAATAGCGCGGTTGGCTTGCGCTCCATGCCTGTGCGTTACCTCTTCTTGGATGAGGTGGACGGTTACCCCGGTGACGTGGAAGGCGAGGGTGACGCCATCTCGCTGGCCGAGGCGCGAACACGTACGTTTGCCCGGCGCAAGATTTTGATTGTGTCGACCCCGACCATCTCTGGTGCTTCGCGCATCGAGCGGGAGTTTGAGCAATCCGATCAACGCCACTTCATGGTGCCGTGCCCCCACTGTGGGCATGAGCAACGCTTGCAGTTTGAGCGTTTGATTTGGGAGAAGGGCCAACCCGACTCGGTGCGTTACCTCTGCGCGGGATGCGAGGAGCCCATCTACGAACATGCCAAGACCCAGATGTTGGAGCTTGGACGCTGGGTGGCAACCATTCCCGGCAACGGTCGCACGGCTGGTTTTCATCTATCAAGTCTGTACAGCCCGGTGGGCTGGCGCAGTTGGGTAGAGATTGCACAGGCGTGGGAGCTGGCGCAAGGCTCCGCTACAGCGCTGAAGGCTTTCAAGAACACCGAGCTGGGTGAGACTTGGGTCGAGCAAGGCGAAACGCCTGAGTGGGAGCGCTTGCTCGAGCGTCGTGAGTCGTACCGCATGGGGACCGTTCCCCACGGGGCATTGCTGCTTGCAGGCGGTATCGATATTCAAAAAGACCGTATTGAAGTCTCCGTCTGGGGCTTCGGACGTGAGAAGCGCTCTTGGCTCATTGAGCACCGGGTGCTCGAAGGCGATACCGCCCGAGATGATGTTTGGCTGCGTTTGGGGCTCATGCTCCAAGAGAGCTGGACGCACATCAGCGGTGTGCCAATGCGTTTAGTGCGTATGGGTCTTGATACCGGTTACGCAACCCAAGAGGCTTATGCCTTTGTGCGTCGCCAGCACGACCCACGCTTGCTTCCTATGAAAGGCGTCGCGCGCGGTGCTGCTTTGGTTGGCTTGCCCACTGCTGTGGACATGACCACCAACGGCAGACGCCTGCGCCGAGGCCTGCGTGTCTATGCGGTGGTGGGCGGCATTGCCAAGTTGGAGTTCTTCAACAACCTGCGCAAAACGATTGAGGTCACGGAAGACGGCGAGATTGTGTTCCCCAACGGGTATGTCCATCTGCCGCAAGTCGACGCCGAGTACGTCCAGCAACTGTGTTCCGAACAACTGGTCACGCGGCGTGACCGCAATGGCTTCTCGTTTCGCGAGTGGCAAAAAGTGCGTGAGCGCAACGAGGCCTTGGACTGTTATGTGTACGCGCGTGCCGCTGCAAGTCTGGCAGGCTTAGACCGTTTTGAGGAACGTCACTGGTTGGAGCTTGAGCGCCAACTGGGCATTCCGCTGAGTGCTGAGCCACCGGAGTTGCGCATGGACGGACTGTTCCCAGTGCGTCCGGGTTTTGAGACGCCTGAGTTCTTGCAAGGGATTCAGGGTGTACGACCACCCAACGATGACGTGGACTTTGTGGAAGCAGAACCCAAAGTCGAGGTACATGCCGATGAGGAGGTGGATGAAGATGGGGACGAGCCTGTAGAGGATGTGCCATGGCGCAGCCTGTCTCCGTTGCCCAGTGCCTCAAGTCCTACAACTCTCCCAGCCACCCCCGTCGGTGGCTTTTTTATGAACAAAGTCCCCCAGCGCGGCAGGAGGGTCATTCGCAGTAACTGGATGAAGTGATGACGAGCTATACCGAACAACACCTTCAGGCCTTGCGAGAGGCCTTGGCCAGCGGCGAGCATCGCGTGACCTACGACGGCAAAAGTGTCGAGTATCGAAGCGTGACTGACCTCAAGGCAGCCATCGCCGAAGTGGAGTCGCAGATTGCACGTGCCGCAGGCAAACGCAAGTCCCGCCAGATCCGCGTCACGACGTCTAAGGGGTTGTGATGAGTTGGATCAACACCATCAAACGCCGGATGTTTGGCAACACTCCGGTTTATGACGGCGCGGGGATCGGGCGGCGCGCGCTGAAATGGAATCCGGGCAACCCGGGGGCTGTCTCAGCGCTGGCACTCACCCAAGACCAGCTACGCACCAAGAGCCGTGATCTTGTGCGTCGCAACGCTTGGGCCGCTGCAGGCATTGAAGCCTTTGTGGCCAACGCGATTGGCACGGGCATCAAGCCGCAAAGCATGATTCAAGACCAACCCCAGCGTGAGGCAGTGCATGCCCTGTGGTGGAGCTGGTGTGAGGATGCCGATGCGGCGGGGCTCACCGACTTCTATGGTCTTCAAGGCTTGGCCACACGCGCCATGCTTGAAGGTGGTGAGGCGTTTGTGCGCATGCGCTACAGAAGAGCGGAAGACAACCTGTCTGTGGCGTTTCAGCTTCAAGTGCTCGAGGCAGAGCATTTACCCATCAGCCTGAATCAAGACTTGCCCAACGGCAATGTGATTCGAGCGGGCATTGAGTTTGACCTCTTGGGCCGACGGGTGGCGTACCACCTGTACCGCGCGCATCCGAATGACGGAATGCTGGCGCCTATGTCTGGCTCCGGAAGTCTTGATTTGGTCCGAGTAGATGCGGCTGAAATCGTGCATCTGTACCGACCGCTTCGACCGGGACAGATTCGAGGTGAGCCTTGGCTTGCCAGAGCGTTGGTCAAGCTCAATGAGTTGGACCAGTACGACGACGCTGAGCTGGTTCGCAAGAAAACGGCTGCCATGTTTGCGGGTTTCATCACCCGCATGGCCCCTGAGGACAACCTCATGGGCGAGGGTGATGCCGATGAAAGCGGTGTCGCCTTGGCAGGCATGGAGCCCGGCACATTGCAGATCTTGGAACCTGGTGAGGACATCAAGTTCTCTGCACCTGCGGATGTGGGCTCGAGCTATGCCGAGTTCATGCGTCAGCAGTTCAGAGCAGTGGCCGCAGCCATGGGCATCACGTTTGAGATGCTCACGGGTGACTTGACCCAAGTGAACTACTCATCCATCCGTGCAGGTTTGTTGGAGTTTCGGCGTCGGTGTGAGACCTTGCAGCACGGCGTGATCGTGCATCAGTTGTGTCGCCCGATCTGGCGCGCATGGATGCAGCAAGCCGTGCTCGAGGGCAAGTTGGATTTGCCCAACTACCGAACCAAAGCGCGCGAGTACCAAGCGGCCAAGTGGATCCCGCAAGGCTGGCAATGGGTGGATCCCGAGAAAGAGTTCAAGGCCATGCAGTTGGCCATTCGCTCTGGCTTGATGAGTCGCTCAGAAGCTATTTCGTCCTACGGCTACGACGCGGAATCCATCGATCGGGAGATCGCCGCAGACAACGCACGTGCCGATTCGCTGGGCTTGGTGCTTGACACCGATCCACGCTTGGTCGCACGCAACGGAGCTACCAACCAAGCAGCTCCCACCCATCCCCCAGATGTGCCTGATGCGCCGCTGGTGGATCAAGAAACCTAGACACGGTTTTTTCATCTCTTAACTCAGAGGTCTTATGACAAATCTTCCGACGATGCCGTATCTGGCTTCGCGGGTTTTTGGCACGCCTTTGCTCATTCATCCCCGCAAGCTTGAGGTCATCCTCTCGGTGGTGGGGCCACGAATGGGCATGGTCGTTCCAGAAACCTCTGCGCAGCTGGCGCAAATTCCTCCGCCTGAGCGTGTGATGCGCACAGACCTTCAAGTACCCAACATCGCAGTCATCAGCATCCTAGGGACGCTGGTGCGACGCACGGGTGCCATGGATGCAGCTTCTGGTTTGACCAGTTATGCCTCCATCAGCGCGCAAATCAATGCAGCGATCAACGACCCCAATGTGGATGCGGTGCTGCTTGATATTGACTCGCCTGGTGGTGAGGCGGGCGGGGCCTTCGATCTGGCCGACGAAATCGTGAGTGCGCGAAGCACCAAGCCCATCTGGGCGGTGGCCAATGACGATGCGTTCTCTGCCGCGTACGCGATTGCCTGTAGTGCTGAGCGCATTTATTTGACGCGCACAGGTGGTGTGGGCTCCATCGGTGTGATTGCCTTGCACGTGGACCAAACGCAGCGCGATGCGCTCGATGGCTACCGATACACGGCCATCTATGCAGGGGATCGCAAAAACGACCTATCGCCGCACTTGCCACTCTCTAACGAAGCGTCCACCGCGCTGCAAACGGAAGTGGATCGGCTCTACGAAATGTTTGTCTCAACGGTCGCGACCAACCGAGGGTTGGATGCGCAGGCCGTGCGAGACACACAAGCAGGACTCTTCTATGCGGGTGACGCCATTGAGGCTGGGTTAGCTGATGCCATTGGCACGGCAGACGACGCCTTGCGCGCGCTGGCGATGGAAGTTCAACAACGCAAATCTGCCATCGCGCGATCGTTTGGATCGGGGCGCGAGATGGAAGTCTCACTTCCCGATCCAGTTCTTTCTAAGGAGAAATTGATGTTGCAAACATCGCCGCCTGCATCTAGCGCTTCGACAGAAGCTGACGCCACCACTTCCACCGTTGTGGTTCCTGAGGATGCGAATCCCCAAGAGCCTCATCAAGAAACTGAATCACCTGCTGGTGCTGATGCTCCCAAGGATGAAGCCACTGAAGTAGTTCAGTCTGCAGTTGCCGCTGCATCTGCAGCCGCATCCACAACAGCAGCCAGTCATGACATCCGTAAAGCCAGTGTCAACGTGCTGGCCGTTGCCGAGATGTGCTTGTTGGCAGGTAAGTCAGACATGACGTTTTCTGCGCTAGAGCGTGGCTTGAGTGTGGAGCAGGTTCGCAATGAGTTGTTGGCCGCTAAAGCGTCCGATAGCCCTGAGATCAGCTCTCGCATCTTGCCGCAAGCCGGTACCCAAACGACGACCAAGCCTGAGCAAAGCCCAGTGGTGATCGCTGCGCAGCAGCGTGCACAAAAACTTGCAGCCAATCGTCCTTCTTACAAATCCAACTAGGAGTTTTAAATGTCAGTTCTCACCAATGAGTTGACCTTGGGCGACTTGCTCAAGTATGAGGAAGAGTCCCTCTATTCCCGCGACCAAGTCACAGTCGCTGCAGGCCAGAACTTGCGCATCGGCACGGTCCTCGGACGCATTGATGCCAACGGCAAGGTCAAAGCGCTCGACCCCGCTGCCACCGATGGCACGCAAATCGCCACGGCTGTTTTGTTGCAGTCCGTGGATGCCACCACAGGCGACAAGTCCAGCGGTATCGCTGTGACCCGTCAGTCCATCGTCGCGCACCACGCACTCGTGTGGCCCGCCGCCATCACCGCCGAAGAAAAAGCGACTGCCACTGCGCAGCTCGAAGCCGTCGGCATTCTCGTTCGTCAAGGAGCCTAAGCAATGAACAATCCTTTCCAGTCCCCCGCGTTCTCGATGACCGCATTGACCGCCGCGATCAACATCTTGCCCAATCAGTTCGGCAAGATTGAACAGATCAATCTCATGCCTGCCAAGCCTGTGCGTTTTCGCCAGATTGCCATTGAAGAGCGTGATGGCGTGTTGAACCTCCTGCCCACATTGCCTGTGGGTGCCCCAGGTACCGTGGGTCAGCGTGGTCGTCGCAAGTTGCGTTCGTTCGTGATTCCTCACATCCCACACGACGATGTGGTGTTGCCCGAAGAAATTCAGGGCTTACGTATGTTTGGTTCTGAGAGCGATACCGAAACTGTAGCCAACGTGATGGCTGACCATTTGCAAGCAATGCGCAACAAACATGCGATTACTTTGGAGCACTTGCGCATGGGTGCTTTGAAGGGCGTTATCTTGGATGCGGATGGCTCCGTGCTGTATGACCTGTTTGAAGAGTTCCAGATCACGCCTGCCGTGTTCAATTTCGAACTCAGCAAGAAGGACACGGACGTCAAGAAAAAGTGTCTGGACCTGAAACGCTACTTTGAGCTCAACCTCAAAGGCGAGTACATGACCAATGTGCGTGTGCTGGTGTCTTCGGACTTCTTTGATGCTTTGACAGGACATCCCAACGTTGTGAAAGCCTATCAGTGGTATCAAGAGAGCTTGGCACTGCGCATTGATCAACGTTCTGGATTCACGTTTGCTGGTGTCACTTTTGAAGAGTATCTGGGCCAAGCCTCTGATATGAATGGTGTCGTGCGTCGGTTCATTGAGCCAGGTGAAGGTCAGGCTTTCCCTGAAGGCACGCTCGATACGTTTGCCACGTACTTTGCGCCTGCTGACTTCAATGAGACGGTCAACACTTTGGGTCAACCGCTCTACGCCAAGCAAGAGCCTCGTGACTTTGGTCGCGGTACGGACTTGCACACGCAGAGCAATCCGCTGCCCATGTGTCATCGTCCAGGCTTGCTGGCCAAAGTCGTCGCTAGCTGAGGGGCTAGTTGATGAGTCGAGATCCTTTCGTTCAGCTCATCTCTCGGTTGTTTCTTCGCTTGGGGACTCCCGCTGTGTACATCACACAAGCGGGCGTCTCCCTCGAAGTGAGGGTGATCGCCAAAGCGCCCGATGCGGTTCAAGACTTTGGTCAAACCCATCTGGTGGTCGATACCCAGCGCTTTGAGTTGATGACGTCCGAGGTCAAACAGCCAAGAGATGGCGATCGATTGGTGTTGGGTGGGACGCGTTATGTCCTCCATGGGGAGCCGCTCATTGACCGTGAGCGGCTCGTCTGGACGGTGAGTGCGTCTATCTGGCCGGAGGATTGAGCGTGTCTTCAAGACTTATTGCTGCGCTGAGTGGCAATCTGCAAGAACTCATGGCCGCTGAACTCAAGGCTGCCAGACATGCGGTGACCACAGGTGTGCGTGATGCCACCGATGG